TTGAGGGAATAGCTGAACCTGTTTTCATTCAACAAAGGTGCGGCCAGCATGGCGTCGATGATGCGGCCCTGCGGTTTGATGCCAATGCGCCGGAGCCAGCCCACGTCGTAGGCGGCATTGTAAAAGATCTTATCGGAAGGGTGCTTGGCTATCTCTTTCTCAAACCACTTGAGGACAATCTTGCGGTCAAGGTTGCCGCCGCCCTCATGCCCAAAAGGCAAGTAGGCGTTAAACCCTTCATAACAAATAGCAATTCCTACTACGTCGCCGTTGCCCGTGGGCCAGCCTGGACCATGGCTCTTGAGCCGTGGGTCTTTGGTCTCCAGGTCTATTGCAATTTCCTTGACGGCGCTTGGGGTAGGAGGAAGCTCGTCCACCGGAACCCATTCGGTCTTGACGCCCCACTTGGGTTTTTTAAGATTCTGTTTCATCTTCCAACTCCGCTAGTCTGCACTCGTAGCTGACACCGGAGTACCCCGCGCCGTCCACGTAATCGTCCGGATTGAACGAGCCCAGTTTACGTCTGGCAACCTTTAAAAGTTCCATTAAATTCGCAACGTCGGAAGCAGAAATCTTTTCGACGTTCCATAAGTAACCGTTCCACAACCGCGCTATGTTTTCGTGGTTTTCCCACATACTACCGTGGGTAGCAGAGCGGTCACCTCCAACCAGCTTTATAGCTTTTTCCAGTATTGTTTTCGCCGTCATCTAATGACCTTTCCTCTACTTTCAATCCTATGGAGTTGGCGTATTCGATGCCCTGCTCCATGCCCCAGCTAATGCCTCTGTCCGTGTAGACGGCACAGAGGTCAGCTACACCGTACCAGTTTCGCGCCAGGGTCATGCCCATCTCGCGCTGCTCCGGTATGTTGTCGTCCAGCACTTGCGTGTACAGTAAGTGCGACACGAACGGAGACTCGCCTTGCAACAGCGAATGCCACATGCACTGCCGTGCGTAATCAATGTTATCCAGTAAATCAAAGCCCTTGTAGGGACTTTCAATGATCACTCTAAATTCTTCGTTTTTCATATTGCCCACCCTCTCTGTGAATCCTCTGGCATTTTTAAAACTAAATTCTGCTTGGTTCGTGTAATGCCCACATATAAAACGCGGTGGGCGTCGTCGGGATTGCGCTCCATGTCTTCCAGAGCTTTTCCGGACAGGTCCGTGAACAGGAGGACGTTGTCGGCCTCGCCGCCCTTGGCTCCGTGAATGGTGGACAACCTCACATTCGGTTTTTGGAATATGTTGATACCCCGATTGAGGAGAGCCGTCGCATAAGCCCGGTCCTCATCACGGATGCGGTCAAGCGCCTTGTCCCAAGGTACGTCCGGAAGCTGTAAGCCAAAGTGCTCGCGCAAGATGCCCAACGTAAACAAGTCCTGGTCATTAGCACCACTCAACATTTTCTTAGCGCCGCGCATCAGCTTGCCGTCGCCGCTGGAAATAAAACGGTACAGGTTTTGTGCATCCTTCAGGGACACCTCATGCCCCTTGTTAAGTTGGAGATGGTTCCAGGAACTGATGGCGTCACGCACCTTCTTGCTGAGAGAAGGCTTGTTGAACCGCTCAAAGAATTGTCCCGTGGAGCGCATCTCTGCGGCCACGGCGTCGAGCATGTAATTGGCTTGGGCCATGACCAGCCAGTTCTCGTCTCCAAAATCAAAGCCTTGCGGATCATAAATGCGTGTGACAGAGCCTTCTTCGGTGCGCGGCTTCCAGTGCTTCTTTTGACGGTTGCGGATACGGGACGCCACAGAATTGGCAACGCGGTGAACGGAGCGGGGAATGCGGTAGGATTGCTCCAGGACTTCTGACCCACCAGAGAGACCAATAAAATGATCAATGTCGGCCCCGGCCCATTTGTAGATGCCTTGGTCGTCGTCGCCAGCAACATACATCCGGTCACTGCGCTCATCTAATTGGTTGGCAACTTGCCACTGCAACGGGGTCAAATCCTGGGCCTCATCTAGGAAAACTACTTGGAAATATGGAATATGCCCCGCACTGGCCGACAAGTCTACCATCATATCGGTAAAATCTTTTAAACCCTGAGATAATTTAAACCTCTGGTACTCTTTAAACAGGTGTTCAAACTCGTAGAGCGGCATCTGGAGATTGCAAAAGTTGTATGCGTACTCAGGCCCTTGGAGCGTGTTCCGCGCTATGTCTATGCAGCGCATGATGGGATGGTTGGAGCGCAAAATGCTGAAGCCGTCGTCTTCCACGCTTTCGTTTGTAGAAGACAGGTCAACGCCTACCGTGTTTCCAAATTCTTTGAGGTTGGAATCGGACAGGATGTCGGAGTTGTTCAAGCCCAGAAGTAGAAAGGCTAGGCTGTGCAGGGTTCGGAAATAGGTGAAGTCGTTTTCCGGGTCCAGCCCAAAGCGGTTGACGGCGCGGTCACGGGCCTCGTGCGCCGCCTTCCGGGTAAATGCAAAGTAGCCAATGCTGGTTGGCGGCATTCCACCAACCAGGAGTTCATCCACTTGGTTGAGCAAAGTAGTGGTCTTTCCCGTACCGGGAGGACCAAAATACCTAAACATGCGACGGGCGGTTTTGTATGACCCGTGGGCCGTCTGACTTGAGGAAAAAATCCACCTCATAGCCCAACGTGTTAAGGATTTTCTCTACTTTATATATAGACAGGTGGCGCGGAGCTTTGACATTTTCGTATTCGGCAATTGTGCGTTGCGGCATGTTGGCTTTCTTGGCTAATGCCACCATGCTTAGACCGGCCTCCTGTCGTATCTCGCGCAGTAGGATTTGCCAATGTATGGGTACGATGTCACCGTGCATGATTCCTCCTTTAGAACGGTACGTCCTCATCCTCAAATTTTGAACTAAAGTCTTCTTCAATCTTGGCGAACGCTGGTATTGACCAGCAACGAACGGTGCGCCCTTGGATGCGGAACTGTTCGGCGCGGCCATCCATGTCGCGTAGGCGCTGGGCAATCTTGTTTGATCTGTATTCAAAGAACTTGTTGCGTTTCAGAAACGCCTCAAAATCCTTGAGCCGGAAATAGGTGCGGCCTTCCTCTTCATCCGTCCACGGGCGGCGCAGAAGGATCTCTTCTTTATCCAGTGCCGTCTGCATGTGCGTCGAGAACTCCTCAAGGAGGTCATAGAACTGGCCGCGTAAGCTGGTATCATCTGGCGTGGAAATAACCGCTCCTTCTGTTTGCACCATTTGACTGAGGAGGTTGTTCATCCCCGCTTCCCAAGCTTGCTTCGCCATGGTGCGCGGCATGAAATTGATTTGCTCCATGCATAGGATTTGAAAGCGCGGCTGCTTCTGTAAGGCTTCGGTATCCAGTTCAACCGGAGAACCGTTCACGTCGAGGAACCATAGCGGCGGTTCGCTGTCATACTTACGGAGGTTGGCTACGGTTGGAGTGTTCGTCCCTCCCCCCACGCCATGCTTGCGGCTGCGGCATAAGTCCTTGTTGCAGAAATTGCAGATGGGTTGGTCGGCGCACTTGTACTGGTAGTCCTTCTTTTTGACTTGGTCGGCTACCACGTTGACTTCTTTAAGATCAAGCGGTGGATTAAAGACTTGCTGGTTGTACTCCAGGATCTTCTTTTCCCAATCGTCGGGGCTCGACTTGCGTAGGTATACGCCCACGTTAAAGAGGCCGTTGTTGCGGGTGCCTTCCGGGAAGCCCTGTCGCAGAAGAGCCTGTAAGCAAGGAGGGCCGTCCTTGAGGCGCTCGTCTATTTTGGGTTCTGTCTTGGACAGGAGCGCGTCGAGTTCTTCCTGGGTAATGGCAATGGCTTCGGCCATGTCCAGAAACTCTTCAAGAGTGGCGGCGCTGCCGTCCTGGTTGAAGGCATAGCGCAACCCTCCATCCTGTTTGAAGTAGGGGAGGTTCAGGAAGTTTCCGGTATCGCCACGGTCAACCAGAAGCTTGATCTGCTTGGGGAAAATCTCAGTGTTGGCTGCATAGCCCAGTTCGCTGGCAAGTTCTTTCAGTTTCAACTGCACCTTTTCGGCGTCTACAAAGTCTTTAAAAAATAAGAATAAATGTGCGCCACCGGATTTACTGCGGCAGACGATCAAGGGGAGCTTTTGTTGGATGATGTTCTTGATTATTTCTGCATGGTCCAAGGGGTATTGGTCTATGTCGATGGCACCCCAGACGCATACATTGTCTTCGTTGATCGGAACAACGCCAATGCTGACCTCACCCTTCAGGTGGGATTCATAAGTGGCCTTGGTCCGTGGTTCGCGGACAATTTTGTAATTGCCCTTCTGCTTACCGTTGGCGTCCTTAGTGGTCAGGTCCACTGCGCCATACGCTTTATTCAAGCCACGGAATAGCCGTGCAAATCTGTCAACCGTATTCGTCATGGGAAAACGGGGGAGGGCGAGCCTCCCCCCTAGTCCTATTAGAACGGCGTGTTTTCGTCAGAAGAAGAGCCGTCATCCTCGCGCACATGCTGCACTTTGACATCACCTGCCTGGATAGATTGGGCTAGAAGACGGGCTTCCGCATAGAGGTTTGGATCTTCGATGACAGCATCTTTAGTTATCTGCCACCCGTGCCACGAACCGCTTTTGTTTTCCTCACTGGCCGTGGACAGATGCCAAATGTGGCTGAAGCGAGGCGGTGTGAAAAGGTTGCCAGTAGCGTCCTTCATTTTGATGGACTTGATGGCAGAGTTCCACTGCTTCGACTTCTTGAACTGGGTTGCTTTCATGGGGAGCAACGCCTGTTGTGCTACGCCATCCGCATCAACAACCAGAACATAATGCTGTGCAGTGCGCACAAGATAACGCCCTCCACCATCGACAACCATGTCCTTGTTGTCTTCACTGCGCTCTGTTTCCGGAAGAGAATCGCCCGTCTGGTAGATTGCGTAGGGGGCTCCGGTTCCGGTGCCACGAGGCTCCCACTCAATCCACTCCAAGCGGTAGGCGCAAGGAATGACAGAAATGCCGTCTTTGCCCTTGATGACCTCTCTGGTCACGCTGTTGAAAATGTCCCCAGCCTTGGCACCATCCAACTCATCCAGTTGATCGGACATCTTTTGCAAGATTTTTATGAAGGGGATGGCAAGATCTTCAGAACCAAGATCGTTGACACCAATTCCGGCATCCGCTGCAAACAGATCCGTGACTTCCGTGGAGAGCGCAGTCTCCTTCCTTTTCGCTACGGCTTTAGCCATGATTATTTACTCCTCTTAATGGTTGCTCGTTGACTTATGAAAGCGCCGAATAAATCCAGCGGGACGGCGTCACCCGCTTCTACACGTTCCCGGAGCCAAGCCTTCAACGTCATGGGCTCAACCTTTTCCAACTGGTCGGGAGCGTATCCTTGTGAACCGCACAGGTTCATAAACTCTTCCGCAGCTTCGTCTTCGCCGCGTCCAAAGGTCACGGTGACGTTGTTCTTTACGAGGTCACCAAACTCATGGTCGCGCAGCCACTGGAACGCTTCTTCGCGGCGGTCCTTTGAAATGGACGCGGAGTAGATAGGCTTGACCGAAATCTCTGACCCATCCGTCAGGGTGAATTTCTGCAAGCCCATTTCTTCCAGAGCTTCTGGAAGCTGCTCGTCCGTGATTTTATGAAGTGCGGCCTTTGTATCTTTCATGGCCCGCTCGTGTTCAGCGAGCTTTTGCTCCAACGTGGCCGCTTCATTTGCCAGCCTAGACACGCCGTCAAGTTGGCCGTCATCTAGCTGGTCTATTTTGTCGGGGGAGCTTCCGCTATCGGAAGCCATCTCTGATAAAAGATCGTTCATCGTGGTTCCTCTTTTCTTGTTTAATGAATCGATGGTTGACTTAACCATCAACATCCCTTATATGGGGATATATCAAACAAAGCAAGAGAAATCTTCGGTATGTCGGAATTTATTTTTAAGACCCAACCCTACGCGCACCAGAAGGAAGCCTTCGACGCGAGCGCCGACAAGGACAACTATGCGCTGTTAATGGATATGGGAACGGGCAAATCGAAGGTGGATATCGACACCACTGGATATAATTTTGAAAAAGGTAAAATTGACTTCGCCCTTATGGTAGCACCCAAGGCCGTGGTAGCCAACCTCGCAAACGAAATAGAAACGCATTTGCCGGAGCGGATAGCCCGTCAAGTGGTCATCTGGAAACCCAGCCTCACCAAAACAAAACGAGACGAGCTTCGGGAGCTTTCCAAAAAAGATCCCAAGACGTTGAAGTTTTTGCTGATGAACGTAGAAGCTTTCAGCAGCAAAAAAGGCGTGGACGTAGCAGAGTATTTTGTAAAGAATTTTGACGTGTTTATGACCGTCGATGAATCCACAACTATCAAAAACAGAAAAGCCAAACGCACCAAGGCCCTTTGTAAGATAGGCGAGCAGTGTGTTATGCGGCGCATCCTGACGGGCTCTCCGGTTACACGCTCCCCCATGGACCTGTACAGTCAAATGGACTTTTTAAATCCACGCATACTGGGTTTCAAAAGCTACTACGCTTTCCAAGGCCGCTATGCTGTCGTGCAGCGACGGACCATGGGCGCACATTCGTTTAACCACATTGTCGGGTTTCGCAGGCTGGACGAGCTTACAGAAAAACTGCAAGAGCACTCCTACCGGGTGCGGAAAGAAGACTGCCTGGATCTACCAGACAAGGTGTATGTAAAACGCGAGGTGGAACTGACCAAGGAACAAACGTCTGCCTACACGCAAATGAAGCACCTCGCACTGGCGCGATTGGGCAGTGGTGAGTTAGCCACCACACAAAATGTTCTGACACAGATTATGCGGCTGCAACAAATTTGCTGTGGTCACCTAACAGACGATGACGGTACTATACATGAAGTGAAATCAAACCGCCTGTCGAGTTTGCTCGACATTTGCGACGAGATACAGGGTAAGGCGATCATCTGGGCGACATGGACCATGGACATTCGTTCGATTACTGAGGCCCTGCGAGACCGATTTAGCGTACTATCGGTCTCACCGCTCCACGGTGAAACACCTGATTCTGAGCGTCAACAGATCGTGGAATCTTTCCAGGATCGACAATCGGAATTACGTTTCATCGTGGGGCATCCCCGCACCGGAGGGTTTGGGCTGACGCTTACAGCCGCCACCACGGTTATCTACTATTCAAACAGCTATGACTTGGAGCTTCGGCTTCAGTCAGAGGACCGCGCCCACCGCATAGGGCAGACCAACAAGGTCACTTATATAGACTTGATTTCCCCGAAGACGATTGACGAGAAGATTGTCAGCGCGTTGCGCGGCAAGATAAAGATAGCGGATCAGATATTGGGGGAAGACGTGCGGGCTTGGTTAAGCTAGGTCCGTCCAGCTACTGCCGTCGAAGACACGGGCCGTCTTTCTTAGATCCTCATTTATAGTGTAACTGCAATGGACCCAGCCACTGGCGGGTTGGCCTTCCTTGTAAAACTCCAGGATAAGCTGGTCATACTCACAGTTCTCTTTTACCCAGAGAGCCACTTCCTTGTTGGAAATTCCGGGGACTTCAAAGTCTACGGCTTCTCCCGTGGTGTGTTGCGACTTGTCCGAAGAACCGATAGCGCGGTTTAGCTCCAGGCAGCGGAAGCCGCTGTTGGGGATGAACGGTATGCCGTAATAACTGCGGACGGGCTCCAGGATTTTGTCGCAGACAAGGGTGAGGTTTTGTATTTGCTCTTCGTCGGGTTCGTTGGTGATGCCCTGTCGTTCTGCCGTACTGGATTTGGTTAGCTCGCTTAGATAAAAATGGTCCGAAAGCTTCATCCTACCATCTGCCTTGGCTTACAATTAACCGACATAATTCCGCCATCTTTTGCAAACACCGGATCCATTGGTCCAAACACCTGTTGACCACGTTGCATGGTATCGGGGGAGGCAGCGGCAACTTGCTGCGGCAACGGCTGGACCGGACTGACTTGGCTTAGTGCAGAATCAGGAGAAGGAGGACGCATAGCCATTTGACGCCTGGGCGGTGCTTCGGGAGCCGCTTCCGTTACGGGGCCTAACACGGGGCCTTCTAATTCCTCATATTTTGTGGGTTCTCCAATCTCGTATAAGATACCGGGAGCCCGTCCCATTCGACGCAAGCGTTTTCCGTTTTTGGTAATAAAGCTTTCATGCGCCCATAATTTAAATCTTTGAGGAAAGCTTAATCCTTCAGTAGGAGAAACTAGCGGAAATTCTGCCATTGCTTCTGCGGCCAGTTTAGGATTCATTAGCATGTCTACAATAAGCTTCTCAACGGCAACTCCGCGAATGGCCTCTACCATTTTTATAGCTTGCCGTCTACCCACGCCTGTTAAAACTAAAGCACTTACTATGTTGTCCATTGCTCTTGCAGTAAGACCGCCTAGCATTCGACCAATGTTCCCCGCCAATTCTGGGGAGCCCTTATCTTGTAGCGCAACGCCTCGTTGTGCTGCTTTGCTTATAGCAAACTGGTCTTGGGCTCCTTGTGCAATTTTGCTAAAGAGTACAGGTGCTTCTTCTCCATACAGCCCGGAAAGAAGTCGAGATATCTGTGGGGACTGAGAAAGTTCCATAAGCTTAGTCGGATCCCAAAGCCGTACATCCGTTCTTAACGATTGCGATAGTCGTAAGGCTTCCTGCGCTGCGGGACTCCCGTCACCGGCTCCGGTTACGGCTCTTTTTATAAGAGCTTCCGCCACCGCTTGTTTAAAACCTTCTAGAGCGGGATTGCTACCATCCTCTAGTCTTCCCTTTTCTAGAATCTTTAAAGTGTTATTCAAAGTTTCAACGGGCTTACCTATTGGATTTTCATAAGTTTTTAAAAAGGTTTCTCCCAACGTCATAGGATCAGGGTTATCTAAAAGAGTTGCCGCAGAAATAATTTCTGAATCTTGCTTGGCGGCATTTTCTATAAGAGTTCGGAATCCTTCCTCTGTAAAGGTTTCGTCAAAAGCTTTGGCAACGTGCAACTCTTCGATTATCGTATCTAGATTAGAAGCTTTGGCATTCTTTATAGATCTAGCCACACGCTCCGCGTTAGCTAAATCTTCAAAACCCGTGTCTTTTCCAGTAGCTTTCGCTAACCATCCGATAGCCGCCTTGTTATCATTTATCCATTTGGAAGCCGCAGATGAATTAAATTCGGTGCCACTACCAAACTGGCTAAACCTGTCCCAGAGCGTGTTTCTTACTATATCAATATTAGCGGGAGTGTTCTGTGTTCCTTCTACAACTTTAAACCCGTAAGATCGACCTCCATCGCCCACAAGCATTCTTTCAAAAGGAGGTGGGGGAGCTTCCGCATATTTTTGTAAATTAAAGTCTGGATTAAATTCTGGAGAAGTTGTTCCGTTATCATTAACCACCATTCGGACAGGGGTGTTATCTCCTGTAGTTATTGGTGTTAAAGCATTTTCCAGTTCTCGTAAGGCAACGTCCTGCTTGCCCCTGTCTTTGGACCCTGGAACAAGAGTGTCTATTGTTCTTTCGATAGGAACACGTGGTTCCCCTGTCCTGGTAAATCCACGAAGTTTTCCAATACTCCCCTTTTCAAAAACATGCTTTTTGAGGGCGGTTGCTCTTACTGCTGCTTGTCTCTGTAAAACATTAAAGGTAAAGTTTTCGGGGTCCTCAATGGCTCGCTGAAGATCACTAATTGTGTCTGAAATTGCCCGAATCTTTTTGGCATTGCTCGTGGCTCCTTGTCCTACTTCATGGGCCAACTCCCGTTTTAGATGCGAGATGATGTTGTGAACCTCTTGCCCGCTCCGGCCAACCGGAACACCGTCCACTGTTTTTACACCTAATGCACTGGTATCTAGTATTTCGTCGGCAACGTTTACCTCTGCGCCTTCGCTGGTGACCTTGGCTCCCATCGTAATGTCTAATTTGCCTTGTGCTTCAAGAAGAGCACTTTCTTGTTTTCTTAGCTTCTCCATCGCTCTGGTGAGTACGCCTGCTTGCTTGTCATACGCCTTACGCGCCGATTCTGGCAATCTCTCGCGCCACAATGGACCCAAGGTAGCTCCTTCAGCAAGCGCACTTTGTTCGCTTTTTATGTCGGCCATGAGTTCGGCTCGCGACCCTCTAAATGAAGGAAAGTGTCCAGCCCCTACGTCGTACAGTTCTTTTTGTAGCTCTTCTAAACGGGCCTTCACATTGGCTTTCTCTATGTCCTCTAGTTTAGCTTGTTCGCGGCTTACAATAGCGTCTTGAGCCTCCGCTTCTCGCCGCAAAAATGCCAGTCGGTTTTCTTGCGTCGCAACTTTTGTTGCGTCGGGTCCCGCGCCCTTTGCTGCCTGCTCTACTAACGCGGTGCGGCCCGCAAGCATCCAGAGCCACTTGCTCTGATTCTGTGCTTCTCCAGCCTGTCCCCGAATGGCGGCTGCTTTAGCTGCAAAGTGTTCACCAATGGGAACACCATCAATAAGAAGTTGTGGTCCAAGATCTTGTCCGTCAGGAGTTATAAAGGACTCCGTCTTAGGTGCATCAAAATTATCTATGCTTTTCCAAAGAGCGTCTTCGTAAAAGTCCATTTCTTTGTAAGCGGTATCAAGTTCTCTACGAATAGCAAAGTCAAAGTTGGCTCTTTCCTCATCGGACATCTTCTCAGGCATCCGTTCTCTCCAGCCCTCTACTCGCATTTGAGCATCAGCAAGTAATTCGTCGCGGACTTTAGCTACGCGACTATTAACTTTGTCAAAAGCCAGTTGTATAGCTTCCAGACGTTCCGGAGAGATGTTGGTGCTTTGCCCTTCTTGAACTGCTCTAAGAATATTATCAGTATAGACATATTCCCCAGTTCCTTTTCCTATATTCCAATCTTCTTGTAGAGAAAGTTTTTTGGGATCTCCATCGTGCTTTATTCCACCAACATCTAATTTAAGAATAAGGTCATCTAGAGCATCAAAAATTGAGTTACTTCTCTCTATCATACGTTCAGAATATTTTGCATACGCCTGTGCGCCTATTTTCCCTTCCGTTATTGTCTTTAGGTGACCTTCCTGAAAATTTGACCACCCCCTAAGTTTTTCAATCACGTGTCTTTGAGCGGCAATCTGTTCCGTAGTTGGAGGACGGTCAGAGCTAAGAGCTTCTGCAAGTTTAGCTTCCAAAACGTTTGCTTCAGAACGGGCCAATTGGGGCGTTGTGTAAGAAATCCTCGTAAAAGGATCCATCTCGCGACCTTCTGTGAGAGCGAGGCGAAGTTGCTGAGTAACATCTAATATTTCTGAACGGTTTCTCCAATCAGAACCCAAAGATTGAGGTGTTTGAAGAGCGTGGGCCGCAGCTTTTCTAGCCCCGGAAGGTGTAAGACGTTCGGTGAATCCCCTAGCCATTTGCAGAGGCCACTTAACAATTGGCGTTTTTAATCCTATGTCCCAAGCAGCACGGGTTGCTGTCATGCCGCCAATAGGAAGAAGAATTCCGCCCCCCGCCATAACCGTGTTTTTCATCCATTGAGGAGCGTCGGGGTAAACGGCATCCAACACCTCTATGGAGGTCACCATGCTTCCTCCAACTGCCGTTCCCATGATGGTTTCATAGGCGGCGGCAGTCTTGGGCCGCGTCATTTGCAATTCACTTATCGCATTTAATACCGACTGATAGGTAACATTTTCTGCCGATTTAGCGAGTTGAACGGCCAACTTTCCAATAACGGCACCCTCCATAGGAGCCCCCGCCGTTATCTGAGTAATAAGAGATATATACTTCTTAGCTTTGGTGCTTTCATCTGGCGTCATATCAAAAGCAAAGGGTTGCAAAAGGGTTGCAACCCCCACTTTTTCTCCACCTAACACTGGAACGGGAATGTCAAAATCAAACACTGAAACAGATTCTGGAACCGTAACACTCCCTACTCCAGACTCTATTCCTTTACGAGCAACGTCACCGACAGCTTCAAAGCCAGCAACTATTTGTTTAGATCCCAACCAAGGATCAGCGGACGAGGCATACCTATCAGAAGGTATGTTTCCCTCAAAACCTTCCGCAGCCCATTTTGCCAAATTTACAGGTGCGTCCACGCCTACTCGTAAAAGCAGGTTTGCAATCTCCACAGGAGCCCCAACAAGATTTGGTACCGCTTTTTGTATCGCAGGAGAAATTGTTTCCTCCCATAGAGAGCCCTGATCGGATGGCTGGTCCACAGATCCTACATCTTGCAGAACCACGGCAAGGGCATCTAGTCCCTCTTCTGAAGAAAGATCACCAGGGGGAAACTGCATCATGGGAAGGGTGAAACTAGATCCCCCTTTCGTTGCGGTGTACGTCCAGTTGTTTCCACCAGCATCTGGAACGCCAGAAGCAGAATCTACTGTAACGTCGGGATAAAGAGGGTGTTTAATATCTGCCATGTTATCGGTCCAGCTTATGCTCTCTCTTCAACCAATCGGTATTAAACCTAACTAAATCGCGGTTATTGGGGTTTTTCAATCCGGCCTCGTTTACAATTGTTGTTGTCCACTTATTATTTGCGACATCCCAGATGGGTTGCCCATTCACATCTATAACCATAAGTTCATAATGAATAGGCTTACCAGGAACCGACTTTGAAACAAAATCAAGAACTCCCTTGTCTCTAAGTTGTGTCTGATTCTCCTTTGAATAAGAAGGAACAGCCTGCTTTGAAACTTTATATCGGCTATCCTTTAAAAAAGGATCATAGTAATTGTTTTTTCCTTTGATTTCTTTTAAATCAAACCCAAGAGTTGCGGCCTGAGTAAGAAGAGTTTTTGACGGCGCGAAGTCCCCAATGCCTTCCAGCATGCTCTGAATACCAGCCTTTAGATACCTGTCCAAAGCATTTATTTTATCAACTTCGTACTCAAAGTTTTGTCCTGCTTTAGGGAGCACCCCTTTCATCCCTTTAAGATCTTTATCAGACATCTTAGCGCCTTCACCTGCTCCCCTTAACAATTGTCTGGATACGATTTCACCCATAACCGGGAGGGTTGCTATAAACTCATTTGCGAACCTTTGTCCCTCCGGTGTTCGGAACCACGCCCCTATTTCTAAACCAACATACTTTCTTGCACCCACCTCAATAGGTCCTGTAAAAAATCCGGGAACCCCACTCCGACTCAGCGCGAGCCGCATTCTTGAAATGTTCCTATACGCGGCGAGAGCCGCCCCCAGTTCTTTCGCCGCCACTTTGTTTCCTGGTTTGGCCTGAATGGTAGCTCTATTTTCTCGCACCTTTTCTAGAGCTTTCGCTACTGCTGCATCTCTTTTTTCCGGAGTGTTGGCTTGAGAAGTTAGGGTTGCTGCGAGGGAGGTCCCTTTTGACAGAGCTTCCGCATCTACACGTGTTTGAATGGGATCGGGGTCATCGGATAAACGGGCAATCTCCGCTGAACGATTGTTTAAAGCTTCTCCTAATTGTTGCGAAGGCAGATTTGGAGATAAAGGAGCAGGAGACGTGGTATCCGCACCAAAAGGAACCCCAAGCTCTTGAAAAACCTTCAACCGCCCAATGCCGTTTTTATAATTAGCTATGTTTGGAACAGGCATGTTATCAAGAGTTTCGGCGGCTACGGGTTGCGTATTAAAACCTGTCGGAGCCGTCATGTACCTCGTAAGTTGAGCCTGCTTGCTTTTAAGTTGGGAAGGAGGCCGCTGCGCTCCTGGTGCAAGAACAGGAGGTTTCAACCCATATGAATGCAAAGACCGTTTAAGAAAATTAGTTACCGCCCGCTGATTTATATCTACTGGATCCTGCCCTGCTTTGAAGCCTTTGTCGTATAAGTTAAAGTAATCGGTTTCAATCATACGGAGAATACGTTTTCCATCATCGTCAGAGAGAGGCGTACCATTAAGATAGGTAAACGGTTGTTGGCCTGCTTTGTGTCGAAACGGGTCAAACTTAATAGAAGTGT